CCCCCTTTGTGGTTCAAGCGTTGTACTCTTGGTTCATGAGAAATCATGTTCCAGAGAGTGCAAAGCGCCATATCGAGGAGACCATTGGTTATACCGATGAAAGTGAGGAGACTGTACAAGAAGCCCTGTTGGCTGATTACCCAAACAGGTGTAACCGCATTCGTAAGATTGCGGCGCTTGCAGCTCTTGCCTGCCGTGCTAAATTTGGATTCAAGTTTCGTACTGAATCTAATGAAATGGTAGCAAGAAAGTGGATCCATGACCATGTCTCATCGTTAAAAGACATGCGTCGTGCTGATATTCCAATGATCATGCCTTTTGCTATCGAGCTCTGCTTTATCCCATCTAAAGCTGAGCTTGAGGCGAAAGCAATGTGGCAGACCGCTATTGCTCGCAATCGCGTTTCTGCTCTTGAAGCTACTTTCTGGGACTGGGGTGTCGGGTTATTCCGAGGCTCCAGGACAGTTAGTGGCTAGGGGTGCCCACGTTTCGTGTCAGGGGTGGATTGTGCTATTAGTAGCGCACCCGACCACCCTAGTTTGGTGACACGTAAAATTGAGGGTACACCAAAACGGAGGAAGTTTTTAGTCGTCGATGGGGTCGCTCCCCCATTGGATTTCTCCGTTTATAATGACGACATTAATGCCTTGGAGCGTGCCGTTAAGGAACGAGTGTTTTTCGTTAAGGATCACACTGGTGCCTTTTGTGAGCCGCCAAGGCCTGTTGATAAGGAATTCTTCTTTAGGCGCCTTCAAGTGTTTACGGAGCTTTTGTCTGTTCACCTGCCTTCGACCGTCCCTATAACTCGACAACAATTTGTTGAGACTTATTCGGGCCGCAAGCGAGTGAACTATCAAAAGGCTCTGGATAGCTTGGATGTAATCCCATTGCGTCCTAAAGATTCTTATATTAAGACCTTTTTGAAGTTTGAGAAAACTAACTTCACTAATAAGGATCCTGTTCCACGTGTGATTTCCCCAAGAGATCCACGATTCAACATTGAGATTGGCAGATATATAAGGCCAATCGAGGAGCGAATTTTTAAAAGTATCGGTAAAGTTATGGGACGTGATACTGTGATGAAAGGAATGAATGCAGTTCAAGTTGCTTCCTCTATTACACGTAAGTGGAATGAGTTTAAGAAGCCTGTTGCTGTCGGTATGGATGCATCTCGGTTTGACCAGCATGTCTCGAAAGAGGCATTGGCATGGGAACACTCAATTTATGGCCGTTGTTTCTGGCAACAGAAGCATCGGTCTCGGCTTCATAGTCTTACACGTCAACAGCTCTCCAATAAATGTTTTGGTAGAGTCGGTGACGGTGAAGTTGAATATGTAACTGATGGAGTTCGGGCGAGTGGGGATATGAATACTAGTTTGGGCGCATGTTTAATTATGTGTGCTATGGTATTTTCTTATTCTCATGAGCTGTCCATCAAAATTGAGTTGGTTAATAATGGAGATGATTGTGTAGTTATTATGGAGTCTGGTGATTATAGTCGTTTTGCTAGTCACGCTCCAAAGTGGTTTAAGGAAATGGGTTTTACAATGGTTATTGAAGAGCCCGTCTACACTTTGGAACAGATTTCCTTTTGTCAGACCCAGCCCGTTTTTGTCGGTCCTGGGGCATTTGACTACATAATGGTGCGTGATCCTCGGGTTGCTATCTCAAAAGATGCAACTTGTATGCACCCATATTACCGTCCAGTTGAATTCTTGGGCTGGATTAAGGCCGTGGGTACTGGGGGTATGTCTCTAGCTGGTTCTTTACCAGTTTGGGACAGCTTTTATGATATGTACTTACGGTCTTCCGTCGGGCACAATGCCCACCACCTTAGTAATGTTTGGGGGTGGGGTGTCCGTAAGATGGCTAGTGGCTGCTCTCGGGTGCATGGCACACCGAGTGAACAGTCGCGAGCGTCTTTTTATTGGGCTTTCGGTATCTCTCCAGAGGAACAGTTGAGTATCGAAAATGTCTATAGTGCACGCTTGGTGTCCGGTTTTAACGATCCGAACGCTGAGAGGTGGCTAACACTTCCTTTTTAACAGTGTCATGAACGTCGCACCAGACGTATAAAGGGTGGGGTGGTTGCTAACCATTGGGTTGTGTGTTGTAATTGCCCAAAACGTTGGGATCATGGTAGGAGTCTTTATTGACCACCGCCCAATCTGTCCCGTAAATATTTACGTACCCGTTCGATATGTTTTCATGGTAGGGCCATTCTTTGGTACCGCCCAATCTGAAACATGTTTAATTACTAAGCTTAATCGCGGAATGTCGAACGACTGCACGGGCTTCCATTATGGTTTTCCACGATGAACAGTCTCTTGTGGCGAGGGATCCAATACATGCCACCAAAAAGAAAAACTCGCAAGCTTGTTAAAGCCAAGCAAAACAATAATCAAAAACAAAACACATCTCGTGAGTTGGCTGAGGTAACTCGCCTTCTCAAGAATTTGAACACCCCGAAAAACCAAGTTACTGATCTTGGTCGTATGTTGCTTTCTGGCGGTAATACTGTCAGTTCAATGTTCGGGTTTCCTAAAATCTTTGGCTCTGGTTCGTATACCATGCAGAATTCCTGCTGGGATGCAAAACAACAAGTGCCTATCATGCATTCAGCTAATGAATCCGTTGTCATTAGACATCGTGAGTATATTGCTGATATTTCCATGAATGGCGCTCCCTTTACCTTAGCTACTTACAATATTAATCCTGGTTTGTCCACCACCTTTCCCTATCTTTCTGCCGTTGCATCTAATTTTCAACAGTATAAGTTTAGAGGTTTGGTGTTTGAGTACAAGTCTACTAGCGCCACCGCTCTTGTTAGTGGTACTAATACTGCCATGGGGTCCGTCATGCTTGCTGCTCAGTATCGTTCTGATGCGGCTACTTTTGTTAACAAGACACAGTTGCTTAATGAGATGTGGTCAGTTGATACTGTCCCTTCTTCGAACACTGTCTTGCCAATTGAGTGTGACCCTACTGAAACAGTTTTGAATCACCAGTATATTCGTACTGGATCCCTTTCTACGGGTGATATCAAGATGTTTGACCTGGCTCTTTTGTCTGTCGCCACTGTTGGTGGTCAGAGTGGACAAACTAATATTGTTGGTGAGCTTTGGGTGTCTTATGAAGTTGAGTTGTTAAAGCCAGCGTTATCTACTGGCTTATCTACTCAATTTTTTGCCGCCACTTCTACAACCGCTACCTCTTCTGCTCCTCTTACTGGGTTCCAGGCTGGTGCTTGGTCTGGCAACACCCTATCTGGTATTACCGTTTCACCTAATGCAATCACCTTTAGTAATCTAGCTACGTTGACTACATACAATGTGCAGATTATTTGGGGAGGATCTAGTGTTACAACTACGTCACCACCTATTACATATACTGGTGGGGTTGCTGCTGGTACACCTACTTCGCCATATAACAATAACATTTATACTCCTAACGGTAGTACGACTGCTCAGTTCTTCCAAGATCTGTTCGTCGTTGTTACTGGGGCTGGTACGATTGCTATCTCTACTGGTGGGACTATTCCCACTGGCGGAGCTAGTTTCGTGTTCATTTCCCCTACCGCTTCATCTTCGCCATTTGTTTGAGTTTACATTTCCGATACTGACCTGCCAAAAGTCGTTAAACTGGGTAGTGGTGCGTCTTACGTACCTAGTGGGTGCTCAAAATCTGTGTGTTTGTATGGAATCAAATTCCTCGCAAATACACAGTGGGCCAGCCCCATTCCAAACTCTATTATTACC